TAAAAAATATCCTGATATACATCGTGGTATGTTGCATGTCACTGATGTTCCTGGTTTTGAGTATATCCTTATACATACTGGAAATACTGATGAACACACTGCTGGTTGCCTCATCGTGGGTGATACGCAGTCCAATAACGGTATCATTAAAGACGGCTTTGTTGGGCAATCCGTCAATGCGTATAAAAGAATTTACCCAAGTATTGCGAGAGTATTGGAAAAAGGCGATACAGTAACAATACAATATATAACCATAGATAATAATATAAATATTTAAAAAAATGCCAGGTATAAAAAGAATGAAAAAAGCGTCAAGCTCAGAAACAAAACACCCACAAGTTGCTATGTATGGGATGAAAAAAAATAAGTCCAAAAAAGCAAAAGGCGGTATGAGATACAAAGCCAAAAAAGGCAGTAAGCTAGGTATGGTTAGCGTTGAAACAGGGTTTGACAATAATCCAGAAGTAACTAGAGCTGACGTGATACAAGGAGCTAAAAAGAAAAAAGGACAAGCTAAAGGAGGAATGAAGATGAAAGCTAAAAAAGCTGAGAATGGAATGAAGACTATTGAAAAAAAGAAAAAGAATCCTATAACAGGAGGAACAAAAAGAAAAACTATAACAAGAAACCCAGATGGTTCTACAACTAAGTCTAAAGTTAAATACAATAGATTTGGTGAGGTTGTAAAGCAAAAATCGAAAACAACAGGTGCTGGAACAACAAAAAACAAAAAGAAGTATACTAAATCTTCTGGTAAAACTGTAACCTCAAAAAACCCTAGAAGAACAGTAAGAAGTATTGCTAGAGGAATTGCTGGAATACCTGTAAGTTTTGGCTCAATAGCTGCGGCAACTCCAGGTGTAGCAGCTGGGTTAGCTACAGGGATAGGAGCAAAAGTTTTAAAAGACACGAAAGCGGGTAAAACTCTTGGTAAGGTAAGGGATAAAGTGGTAGAAGGAACTTTCTCTGCGTTAGATAAAAATATGAAAAATTATGAACAATCAGAAACTTTTTTAGGCGTAGATGGAAGCAAGTATCAAGGTAAAAAAACAAAGAAGGGAAATACTTTTATGATGGGTGGTAAGTTAGCACCAGATAATAACTACGACATGCTCAACAAACAATCTTCATAATTATGCCAAAACACAGCGACGAAAAAAATAAGGTTATAATGCCTAAAAGCGACGGAAGCGCTACTGACCATTCTTCTAGTGAGTTTACAAAAAGCTTAAATGCTATGCTAAGACAACAGAAAAAAATGGATTCTATGAGCTCAGTTGTTGATGCTGAAAAAAAGGCTAGGAAAAATCAACCAAAAGAAAATTATCCTTCATTAACAAATATCAAGGGTAAAAATCTTCCATTAGGACCTAGTGAGATGTTCTCAGTAGGAGGCAAGATAGACGACAAAGACTTAGGAAATATGAAAGCTAAATTTGGTATGTTAGGCAGAACTTTTAAAACAGACTAATATGCATTGTAAAGGCAAAAAAACATCCTTCGGCGGTAAAAAAAGCTCTTTTAAGAGATTTGATAACGGAGGTCTGACAACCACAGAAAAAAACGAAAAAGACCAAAATAAACCAGGCGACAAAAAACCTGCTAGTACATCTGCTACAGGAAGCCCTAGAATATTAGAGCCTGATGCTTTAAATAAAAGCCTTGTCGGCTTGGGCACAGGAGCTGGTATAGCTACTGCAGGCTTAGTTGGTTATGGATTATACAAAGGTGTCAAAGCTGGAGTAGATGCTATTAGAAAATCAAGAGAGCCTTTTAAACAGGCTATTCAAGATAGAAAAACTCAAAGACGAGTAGATAGACTACAACTTAGGTCGGATAAGGCTGAAATGAAATCTACTGGTGATTTAGATAGAAAGTCAATAAGAGAAAGTAGAAAAGAAAAAAGACAAGCAAGAAGAAAACAGTTTTTGTTGGATAAGTCTGAACAATTAAAAGCAGCAACAGAACCTAAAAAAGCTGCAGCTGGAATATTAGCTATGGCTGCACCTTTGTTAAAAAAAGCTGCAGTAAGTGCTGTTGCTAATGTGGCTGCTAAAAAATTAATGCCAGAGAAACAAGCGGCAAATGGATTTTTAACTTATATAAAAACCTTGCCTACGGGCTCACGAAAGGTTAGGAAAGCGAGAACAGACTTTCAAAAAACAAACATTAAAAACACTAATTTGAAACCTATGAAGCAAACTGTTAAAAAATTAACAAAGCCTAAGGTTACAGCAAGATTTTAAAAAAAAACATATGTGTAGTATATTTTGTATTTTAGGCGGTGGCGGTGGCTGCGGCTGCGGAAAAAAATAATGAAGAATTTGTTTAAGATAGAAAAGGACGGTAATGTTTTATTGCAGGACCAAACGATAGCTCTGGCACCAGAGCTTTTCGCGTTGTATAAGCATAAAGACTACGGAAGTAGAGCTATTAGATGGATAGTAAGTATGTATGACTATAATAGTCCTTACAGAAACCTGCCAGAAAAAGAAAGAAAAGAACAGGTAACTACTGATGTATACGGCAAGCGCTCTTTTTACAAACTTGAAAAAGAAATAGTAAAAGACGCTGCTAATAAATATAAAAAGTTGCAATACGACCCACTGCTTGAGCAGTATAGTGTATTCAACGAAAAGCTGGCACAGTTTAACGAATATGTAAAACTAATGCCAATAACAGGAGATAACGCAACGGAGCTACAGAAAGTTATGTTAGGTGTAGACAAAATTATGGAGGCTAGAGAGAAGTTGCGAAAAGTAATAATAGCTCGTGGCGAGGAAGATGATACAATTCATGGAGGCGGCGAGCTTTCGTTCTTAGAAATATTGCAATAATTGGCTAACTATAATCCTATATCAAAAAACGGAATACCTGAACTCAAGTTTGGTTCTTCAGAATTTATGAAGTTTTGGAACAAAGAGCTTGATAGATGTAAGAATGGATACAAGCCTACTAACGGAGAGTGGATACCTGGTAGTTATTATTTTTATTTAAACTACTGCAGTATTCTATCAAACAAAGAGGGCTCTTCTAGAAAGTCTTTGAACAATCCAGATTATCGAGACCAAGACCATGAATATTTTTCTTTAGTCAATCAAGCAAAAGAAGAAGGTAAAGGTTTGATAGTTTTGAAAGCTAGGGATAAGGGTTTTTCTTATATGAACTCTGGTCTTGCTCTGTGGGAGTGGACATTTTTTCCAAACAACGAAATAGGTATAGGCGCTCCAACGCCATCTTATGTCTCTGCTATGAGAACTAAGATTACTAATATGTGGAATGACCTACCTAATGAATTTAAACTAAGAAAAGACTTGAAAGACAACGAAAGAACTATGATGTCTGGATATCAAGTTAAAGAAAAAGGTGTTTGGATAGAGAAAGGCAATCGTTCTATTATGCATTTTAGAACTATGGATAATCCAGATATGTTCAGGGGTGAGCGTTTAGCTATGATGATATTAGATGAGGCTGGTGAGTTTAAAAAACTAATCAGAGCCTACATGGCATCTCAAGCGTGTTTTATGGATGGAGCTGTGCAGTTTGGTGTGCCAATAATAGGTGGTACATCTAACACTATGAGAGCTGGAAACGATGACTTTATGGAGTTGTTTTATGAGTATGAAAAATACAACCTACTACAGTTATTTATACCAGCTAGTAAAGTATATCACGGTTTCTTCAACACTAAGACTGGAGAGTCTGATGAGATAGGAGCATCTGAAGATATAGAGCTTAAAAGAGAAAGGCTCAAAGGAGGTAAAGATAAGTCAGCATACTACCTGTATGTTCAAGAATATCCTTTGACACCTGAGGATGCCTTCATGTCTACAAATAAATCTTTATTAGATTTAGAATCAATAAATAACCAAAGAGCATTATTATTAGCCAATGACAAATACAGGAACATGGTCTCTACTGGAGACTTGGTCTGGGTATCCGAAACAAGTGATGTTACCAAAAACTTGGTACAATGGGTGCCCAACCCTGATGGTAAAGTACAAATATTATATCATCCAGAACACACCGCAAAGTACCTAGACATAGGTGGAGTAGATAGTTATTATCAGGAAGATTCTAAAACTTCAGACTCAAAAGGTGCCTGTATAATATACAGAAGGTTTTCTGGTACAGACATGCCTGGTGAGTTGCCAGTGTGTATGTATAATGATAGGCCATATACAAAAGAAGAGTTTTATGACACTTGTTTAAAAATGGCCGTATATTACAATTCAGAGCTATTGGTAGAATATACTGATGAATTGTTTTTCAAGTATTTTGAAAATAGAAATGCTTTGAAGTATTTAAAAAAGAGACCAAAAGCTGCTGATTCTCCTTGGTCAAGAGTTTCAAACAGATTTGGTGTACATATGAAGTCGTATCAAAAAAATATGATTACAGAGTTGCTAGACGATTATGTAAAGAAAAACTGCGACAGCATTATGTTTTTAGACATATTAGATGACCTAAGTGTTTATGGTTTTAAGAACACAGACCTCGCTATGGCTTTCGGTTTGTGTTTAATGCACGACTTAGATAATGCAAAAATCATGGTTAGACACGCAGAAACAGAAGAACTAGGATTACATATACCGCACTTTACAAGAGTAGGCGGACTTATAAAACCAATTAACTAATGGCATATAATTCAACATTTCCAAAACAAAATATACCAGACAGTCAGAAGACTATAGAATGGTGCAAAAACATGGTCGAAGCTGTAACAAAATATCATGGTAACAGTGTAAGAGCCACAAGAGAGAGAAGAAAAGATTATGATAATTATATGCTTTTTAATGGCTTGTTCGACCAAAGACAGTTTGAATACATAACAAATACTTATGGATTAGCTACGCCAGCACGTTTGGTAAACTATCCAATTATACAACCTAAGGTAGATTTAATGGTTGGTGAGTTTGTTCAGCAGCCTTTGAAGTATAATGTACACACAGTAAACACAGAGGCTATATCTAGAAAGTTAGACAAAAGAACTGAAATGGTAACTGATTATGTAATGGCCCCTATAATAAAAGAAATAGAAAAAGAGATAGGAGCTAGTCTTGGTATGAATAACGATGTGTTACAGCAGATAATACCTGATGACTTAGAAGACTTTTTAGCTAAAAACTACAGAGAGAATGTAGAGGAGATGGTTTACAACGGCTTAAATTACCTTAGCTATAAGTATTCTCTAAAAGATATATTCAAAAGAGGCTTGTATGATTTGTGTATTACTGGTAAAGAATTTTACAAAGTTGAGATAGTCAATGGAGACCCAAGAGTAAGGAGAGTAGACCCAAGAGCGTTGATATATGATTTAAACAGTGACTCAGAATATTTAGATGATGCTTGGTGGGTTGCAGAGGAAAGATATATGACTGTAAATGAAATCATAGATGAGTATCGTAACTATCTAACTCCAGACGATGTATATAAATTAGAAGATATAAGACAGTCTACACCAAACCAGCTTTCTGAAAGATATTCAAGCCCTAACAGTTGGTATTATAAAGAATCTGACAATGATACCTCAGCTAGAATTAAGGTTATTATGTGCGAGTGGAAGTCTATAAGACAGATTAAAGTAAAAGTCAGTCCAAATAAATATGACCCAGATGCACCATTTATTAAAATATTACCACCTGATTACAAGCCGAAAAAATCAGATTTAATTGAAACAAGATACATATCAGATATATGGGAGGCTACTAAGATTGGTCCAGATATTATGATTAAGTGCAGAAGAAGACCTAATCAAATAAGATATGAGAGAGATATATCAAATACATCGTTAAGTTATTTTGGTTGTGTAAGAAACAATATTGACGGTTCTACAATCAGTGTTGTAGATTCTTTGAAAAACATACAATTACTATATAATATAGTTATGTTCCATATAGAATTAGCTATGGCTCGTTCTGGTGGTAAGTCTGTAGTTTATGATACAGCTCAAGCTCCACAAGGCATGGACTTCTCTACTATTATGTATCATGTTAAAAATAGTGGTATAATACCTATCAACACTCAACTAGAGGGTAATCAAATGGCAAACTTTAATCAGTTTAGTCAGGTAGATTTTACTTTATCTAATTCAGTGCAACAGTTGTTGAATCTAAAAATTATGTTAGAGGATACTGCTGATAAGATTACAGGTATAAACAAAGAAAGACAAGGTGTTATGAAAGGGTATGAAACTGTAGGAGCTTCTGAAAGAAGTGTATTTCAGTCTAGCCTTATAACTCAACCTATGTTTTACATACACAGTAAGTTGATAGAAAGAGTTTTAAACCACTCTGCAAATCTTATGAAAATATGTTGGAATGAGAAGGACAGCATGTCTTATGTGTTAGGAGATATAGGTGTACAAATGTTTAACATAGATGATACTATACAGTATTCTGACTATGGCGTTTTTGTAAATACTATGACTTCTGAATCACAAAAGAAAAGAGCTATAGAGTCTTTAGGTCAGGCTGCTTTAAGTTCTGGACAAATAGGATTCTTAGAAATGATTAAAATTGTAAACGCAGAAAGCGCTCAGTCTGCTGAAACTGTATTAGAGAAAGCTATACAATCTATAAAAGCACAACAACAACAACAGCAACAACAACAAGCTGAATTAGAGCAAGCGAAGTTGCAGCAAGAACAATCTAAGATGCAGCAAGAGATGGATATAGTAAATGCTAATAACGAAACTAAGATACAAGTAGCTCAAATTAATTCTGGTTCAAATGAAAAAGTACAAAAGACTAAATCAGACTCAGAAGAAGACCAGTTAGTATCTAAAAATGTACAAGAGTTAGATATGGCTGCTTTAATGGATGAAGCCAAAAGAAGATAGTTGTGAAACGACAAATAAATTAGTAAATTGCAAAAAATTATGTTATGGAATTAGAACAAGAAAACCAACAAGAAATAAACGAAACTCCTGTAGAAACTACAACTGATGAGCAGGCTGGAGAAGAACAAAGTTTTGACCCGTCAGCTTTTAGTAATGTCGATGAGGAACAACCGCAAGATGAAGCTCAAGAGACGAGCGCTCTTGCAGAAGCTCAATCAGCGGAAGAAGAAGTCCAGGAGGAAGAGACTGTTGGTGAGACTGAGCCTGAAGCTACAGAAGTGGAGGCTGAAGCTACTGATGAAGTTAGCGATAATGAAGGTGAGACCGAAACAGAAGAAGATATTACAGATTGGTCTCTTGACTCTGAGGTTGATGAGGATGTTAAAGAAGAGATAGATGATGAAGAATTGCCTAGCTTAGAACAAGATTTAGAAGAAGTTGAAGCTGAGGCTGAGCAAGAGTTAGAGATACCAGAAGAAACATGGGAGTTGGTTGCTGAAAAGCTTGGTTTAGAAGCTGATGATGTGGACGATTTAGTAGAACAAATTACTAAAGTTGTAAGCACAGCAACGGTACAAGATGACACAACTTCTAATATAAATAATCTGCTAAAGCTAGGAGATGAGGACTTAATGAAGAAAGAGCTAGAAGCTCAAGGGTTCTCAAACGAGGAGATAGAAGATGAAATGTTTGCTATAGTAGAAGGTAAACAATTAAAGAGAGAAGCTCGTAGAGTTCGTAGAGAGCTACAAGGAGCTTTGACTCAACATAAACAGCAAGCGATTGCTATACAGGAGCAAGAAGAGTCTCAAAGAGCAAATCTTATCCAAGATAACCGCAAAAAACTTTGGAAACATCTGTCAAAGACAGACAACATGTTGGGCGGAAAAATTAATCGCAAGCAGCAGGAAGACCATTACAAATATATTGCTAGTGGTTCTTTCGAAGACGAGATAGCCTCAAGTCACGAAGCTATGGCACAGGCTGCCTGGCTTTGGAGATACAGAGACCAAATCGTCAAAAACATGAAGAGAAATGGGTTTGAAAGAGGCAAGAAACACGTTCTTGATACATTAACTAATCCTGACTTAGGTAAAAACACGCCAGTTCCTGAACCAGAAACAGGCTCGTTTAATCCAGATAGGTTTTTGTTTGACAATCAAGGAGGTATGTAAGTATTAATTTTAAAAACTCATTAACAGATGAAAATTTCTAGAGGAACTTATGACAGTTCCACCCTTGAATCGAATGCGTTAGTGACCAACTTGTTGAAATATCCTGAGATTTCTAAGACGTTAATCCGTCAGTTTCCTCAGTATTCATTGACTTACTTTACAGAAGGTACAGGTCGATGGGCAAAAGAATCACTTATTGGACACAACAAATTCGAATGGTTTATCCAAGGACGTTTAAATCGTCCATCACATTTAGTATCAATCGACGGTGACGCTACACCAGCAGGTAACGTAGTTGCTGCAGGAGTACAGGCTACAATAACAGTAGAAGAGGATTTCTTAAATCCTAATGATGTTATCCGTTTAGCTGATGGCAACCAGTTCGTTTTAGTATCTGGACCAGTTGCTAATGGCGCAGACTTCGATTATCAAGCTATTGGTTTAAACAGCGACCAGTCTATTACATTTGGCGCTGAGGTAGATGTAGCTAGCTCTATCGTTGGTACTGTAGGTTCTGCTTTCCCAGAAGGGTCTAAGCAAGGATACGAAAACCACGTATATCCAGACAAATATGTGAACTTCTTAACTACTTTCCGTAAGGCTAAGACAGTTACAGGTTCTGCTTTGACTGATATTACTTGGATTGAAAATAACGGTCAGCGTTTGTGGTATTTCACAGATATGGACAACGTTATGAATGAATTCTTATACCAAAAAGAATTAGCTTTCTGGTATGGTAAATCATCTATGGATGCTACGGGCAACAACTACGCTCAAGGTATCGTAACTGGAGACGGTCTACTTTCTCAAGTATCAGGTTCTAACACTGCTAACTACGGTGGTATGACTTTAACTGAGAAGCAACTAACTCAGTTCTTAGCTGACTTATCTTACAACTCAGGAGCTAAAGAAGGACGTTACATGATGTTCACAGGAACAGGTGGTCGTCTAGCATTCCACGAAGCTATGAAAGAATTTGTTAAATCAGGTTCTGCATTAGTATACGACGTAGATGCTGGTCGTGACTTAACTGTTGGTGTAAACTATACATCATACGTTGCTTTAGGTATGGAAATCATGTTAGTACACTGTCCATTATTCGATGACCCTAACTTACACTCTGACTTAGACCCTGTTTCAGGATTCCCTAAAGAGTCGTTTAGAATGGTGTTCCTTGATATGGGTGTACAAAACGGAGTATCAAACATCGAGGTGAAAACTAAAGGTGCTGGTGGTATCGACCGTGGTATGATTATCAAGTATTTACCTGGTATGGTAAATCCTTTTGACCAAAAATCAATGATGGCTACATCTGCTTATGATGGCTTCCAAATGGAAATGCTTTCTGAAAGTGGAATTATTGTACGTAACCCATCATCTTGTGGTCAATTAATATTCTAATAACAAAAACTGAAAGATATGGCAATACAAGAACAAGTTGAAATTAGGTTTACAAACCCTAAAAAAACTAACAGCGTGACGTGTAATCCGTACTATGATAGTTCAGGTGTACAACGAGAGATTAAAACTCCAGAAGGTGTGTCCCGTTCTATTAGACAGACTACGTCAAAAAAAGTTCTCAATCTAAGCATTCCTGCACAGAGAGAGGAGTATGAATTTTTAAAGGACCATCCATTTGTAGTTGGTAAAGAACCTTTGTTAAAAGTTGTGAATAGTAAGATAGAGTCTGAAAAGACGATATCAACTTTCGATTTACAATTTGAAGCATTAAAGGTTGTTAAAGACTTACAAGGTAGTAAGCTTGTAGACTTTGCAAGAGTTTGTGGTTTCACGACAACAAACACTTCTGAGACTGTAATCAAAGCTAAACTATACGAGATGGCAGAAAAGTATCCTACAAAACTTATCCAGATGTGGGGTGACAAAGATAGAGCGCTTAAAGCGTTGTTACACAAGGGTAAAGAACAAGGCGTATTCAATGTTGACGGTAAGACAAAAGCTTGGAAATATAACCAAGAGTCTATCGGAACAACTGTAGAACACGCAGTTCTTTGGCTTAAAGACAATAAGGACTTGATGCCTTCTATCAGAAAACAACTAAAGGACTAATATGACCTTTGGAGAAATGCATGACTTAGTCGACGTAATACTCGACAAATCGCAAACTGCTTATTTTGAGCCCAGTGAGAAAGACACCTTTCTTAATCTGGCTCAGAATGAGTTGGTTAAAAATAGATATAAGCTTTTCGAAGTAAACGAGAAACGTAGGGAGGATTTACTTCCGTTGGTTAGACAGTTTGCTTTTGTTGGAACAAGTGTTATAAACTTAGATATAGTTCCTGACTTTTTTCTTATATTGTCTTTGAAAGGAGACTTTTTAATATGTGGAGAAGAACAGGAAGTAGCTCTCAGACCTCGAAAGTTTGATGAGATATACAGGACCTCAGAAGACCCTTTCAACAGGGTAGACGATGACCATCCTGCATATGTAATGTTTAATAACGGTGTCAACAATATAATTGAAATTAGACCAACAACACAAGTTGTCGTTGCAAACGGGGAGCTGACATATCTAAAAAGACCACTTGCTATAGATGGAGAAAACAACCCAAACTCTGTTCCTGAGTTGCCTGAGCATACTCACGAAGAGATAGTAAACATAGCTTCAAGAAAAATGATGCTAACGGTAGAAGCTCCAACATATCAAGGACAAGGTGGCGAGACGTTAATGCAAGAATAATATAAAAAATTTAAGATAGGTGAGAGATGCGAAAAAGTATTATTAATTATTAAATCCTAAAAAAATGGGTATCAATCGTAGAAAAAATTCTGGTAGTAGAAAATACTACATATCAGAGGCCTACAGTTCAGCTGACTTTGTGTTCGGTGAAATCTGTAAGCTAGGTGCGGATAGCACTAATCAATTTTTAAAACTAGATGGCGAGCAATATGCTGGTCCACTAGAAATTCGTAAAGACGACTTCATCGGAGTAGCTAGACAAGCTTCTGCAGTTGGCGCAGGTTCTGTGTTAACACTAACATCTGACGCAACAAACGTAAGTGAAGGAACTGAAATAAACTTCACTATTAAAAACATCATTCTAGACGATAGAGCTGGTGGTCAGTTAATTAAGAAGACGTTTAAAATTATTGCAACTGCCGCAGATGCAGCCAGTAACGCTGCTTTAAACGATAGAGTTTTATCAGAAATGCAAAACTTTTTTGGTTCTGTTGCTAAACATTATGCTGTTGCTGAGGCTTCAACTACTACTGTTACAGTAACAGATAATATTGGTGGTTCTTTAGCTCACTCTAAAGTAAACGGTTACTTAGAAGGTGAAGTAGACTTAGGTTTCACAACTAGTCAAGCTCATGTAACAGGTGCTGTAGGTGCTGGTACTAAGCCAGAAGGTGTAAGAGGTGTAATCAACAGATACATCGACGAAGCTGACTTCTCAACAGGAGATGTTTACACAACTGTAGTTATTGAGTATTGGGACAGAGACGCAGACGGACGTGCAAGAGGTGACGTAATGGTTCGTAGCCAAGCGGTTATCTACTTCAACGAAACTGATATTGCTGCAAGAACTGGTACTACAGTTACTCACTTAAACTCAATTATAGACCACTTAGTTTCATTTGCTGGTTTGGGTGCTGGTGATGCAATTCAGTTAGTTGCTATGGCTGCTGCAAATTATGCGGCTGTTATAAACGCTAATTCAATCATTTGTGAAGGAGCTACTGCTGTAGAGATTACAGGTTGTAGTAATTCTAATGCATGTGCATTACCTGCTGATTCTAAAAATGCAATAGGCTACCAATTATTAGCTACTGCTGACGCTACTTCAACTAAAGGTATATTCTCTGAAGGTGAAACATTAGCTCACGGTAATGCTGGAGGAGTCCAGTTAATTGCTAAAATTGCTCCTGGAGTATTTAAAGAGATGCTAGACATAGCATAATTACTTGTTTTGGTTAACGGAGGTGCTGGTACGCCAGCCCTCCATTACCTTTTTTCTATATGCCAACACTGAACGAAATATCATATAATATTCTAAACATTGCTAGAAGCGGTATAGCGACTGACGATGACAGAATAAGTATGAGGCAAATAAAGTATTGGGTAAGGTATCACAGAGCTTTGATTGTAAAGCAATTAGCTCAAGCTAATCAATATCTGGAGCCACAATACTTTCAAGACATGGGATGTGTAGAGTTAGAAGAAGTAGACAAAGCTTCTTGTCCTGACCCAGCTTGGGGATGTGACATAAAAAAAGCAGTAATACCTAAGATAATAACCTTCTCCAGAAAGAAGGCTACATCTTTTATAGGCTTGATTGACAAGCAAACACCAATAACGTTAACAACTCCAAATGTTGTAGCGTTTGCGAAACATAAAAAATACACTAATAAGATGCGTAGAGCGTATTTTATTAATGACGATTTGTATGTAGAGTTCGACAACACATTGTATAAGGACTTGAAATACATAAACATAAGAGCAATATTTGAAGACCCTATGGTCGTAAACTTTTGCGATGAGTCAGGAGGATGTTCTTGTTTATCTGATGATGACGAGTATCCGTTGCCTCTAAACATGATAGAAAAAGTAACGCAGGATGTAATAGCTAAGGAGATTAGACCTATTATTACATTCCCTAATGACCAGTTAAATGACGCAAAAGATGTCGATGTTACGGTTGACAAACAGGCCACCCGATAACCACGGATATGTAGGTATAAAGCATTTAGCACAAATGTCTTTACCACATATTAGAAAGAACAAAACTTGTAGCGAGAGGTTGTTCAGAAAGGTTGTGAGGTTATATTTTAAAAAAGCTTTTGAAATGATTATGCAGGGAAAGACATTTAACTTTCCGTACATAGGAGATATGTTTGTGGCTAAAATACTTTGTACAGAGTTTTATCCAAAGAACTATACAAAAGGCCACGTTGATGTAGATAAGAACGATGGCTTTTTTTATTTTATAGCATGGGATAGGCCAAAGAGATATAGAACACATAAGTTGTGTGTTTCAAGAAAGTGGAAGAAGTTGATTAATGATATATTTGTAAATACTAACCAGGACGCATTAGAGATATGACAAAACCAAGTTTAAAAGACCAAGTGTTTAGTTTTGCAAGGTCAGCTTCTAAGTATGTAGCTAGCGGCCTAGATGATGTTGCAAAAGATGTGTATGAGCAAAGATTGCAGATTTGTAACACTTGTGAGGATAGAGAAGGCAGAAGATGTGGTGTTTGCGGATGCTACCTTTCGATGAAGGCAAAGTGGAAAACAGAAGAATGTCCTAATAAAAAGTGGTAAATGCCGAATAAAAAACATAGACTTTCAGTAAAAACGATTATAGCAAACGTTGTTAGAGACATGGGTCTTGACGATGTTTCTTTTCATTATGACTCTATGATAGAGTGGTCTGCAGAAGCAGAAGTATTTATAGGTTCTTATGAAACGTATGAAAGAATAGAGTGTGAGGTAGATGTAGAGAATTATAGAGCCGAACTTCCGTGTGGATTTTACAAACTAATATCTCTTAAGATAGGTGATAAATATCCAGAGATGACTAATCGTGACTTTAGATTATTCTACAATGCTAGTAATAATTTATCACAGATTCAAGATGGAGGAGAGTTCAAGTTCTCACTAGATAATCATTACATACACTTTAGTAATTATAAAAGTGGTAAAGCAGGTATGGCTTATCTTGCTGTTCCCACAGACGAAGACGGATTCCCTTATATATTAAATACACATGAGCCTGCTGTAGTAGCATACATCATGTGGAAAATGAAAACTATAGATTATATCAGAGGAGAGGTTCCTTTGCATGTATACCAAACGCTTGAGAGGAGATGGTTAAGACTATGCGCTCAAACAAGAGGTAATGATACAATGCCTGATAGTAAAGAGTTAGAGTACGCATCGGCGGTATGGAAACAATTAGTTCCACCACCAACTCAGCTTGATGTGTTTAGTAATATGCCAACCTTCCAAAATAGATACTAATGCCACAAAGGACTATAAATAGTTTTTTCAGCGGTATGGTCAAAGACTTGGATAGAAAGCTCCAAGAGAATGGCGCATACTTCAATAGTTTAAATGGTAGGATATTGTTTAATGAACAAGACGGTACCTATGCATGGCAAAACTTACCTGGCGCACAAACAGAGGCCACAATACAACCTGCTCATGGATGTTTCAATGACTTTACATCTGCTATTGTCATAGGTAGTTGTGAGTTCCCTGATTATACAGTTCTATTTTTATCTGTAACTAGACAAGGTTTTGCTAATAGTTTTAGCGAGATAGGTAGAATAAGCCATGTAGCTAATGCTGTAGTTTATGAAACTATGTTCTTCGATGGCTTTGCTGAAGCACTTCTAAACTATAATGTAACAAACCCTATAGAAGCTATACCTGTTGTAGAAAATATACAGCACGAAAGAGTTTACTATACAGATGACCTAAACAAACCTAGAGTATTTGATATACAAAAAGCTTTAGACGATTCTAGTAATGACGGAGCTAATGACTTCTATGCTCCTAACAACTGTGCAGGATATTCTTACCCTGCAAACTATTCAAC